GGAAAAGCTTCAAGGAATTTATAAGCGTTAATTACCATCAGTGGTGGGCAATGGGCGTTCTGTGGTTAATTTCAGGTTGGGTGATAGGCGACGACGGCATGCACTATTCGGGCTTCATCATGATGGTGATGTCATTGGCATGGGAAAGCATTGAGAAGAAAATAGACGGCGACAAGCCATAGCTAAGGGAGGGGGAGATTGTGAACAGATTTATATACCATTACTGCGCGATGCAGCAATTGCCCAACTCATCAACAAGCTACATGGACGGTATTGCGTTGATGGAAACAAGAATTCAAAGCATGGAATCTTACAGAGCCTTGAAGCTAGTAATAGGAGACGGATTGGCAAAAGGAATTACAATAACAAGCCTGTCTTTTTTGGATAGAGAAAAATAGAAATAACATGTCACGTACGCACAAAACAGGGGTCAATTGTGCAGACAAATTAATTATCATGGAACAGAACATAACGCTTCCAAAGCATATGGCTTGGTGATATAATCGGGAGATAACATTTAACTTGACATAACGCTTATGCTGTGCAGTAAAGAATTACCTCAATTGCTGGAAGATGAAGGGTTCAGGTCTAAGCCGTACCAAGACACCCTGGATGTCTGGACTATCGGCCACGGCCTGACCTTTCTGACCGAGGAAGAATCCCGCTACATCGTGGAGTTCTTCCGTTTGCCGCATGTTGAGAAGGTGCTGATGCAGCAACAGCCGTGGCTTGAGACCGCACACCCAGAGGTCAGGAAGGTGCTGATCAATATGGCATACCAGCTAGGCCACAAGGGACTGGGCGGATTCAAAGGCATGATCACAGCGCTGGTCTGCCTTGATTACCACCGAGCAGCGGATGAAATGATTGACTCGCGGTGGTATAGACAGACGCCGAATCGAGCCAAGAGACTGGCTGACCGCATAAGGGCTATATCGTGAGCGGCGATAACGAGCCAGAGTGGGTCAAAGTTATGATTGCGGCAGTAGAGACTGCACGCAAAGAATGCTCAGACGGACACCGCGACAGCATGATCGAGTTTGGCAAGATAGGCACCAGATATGGTTTCATAGCTGATGAGCTTACTCAGATCAAGACCATCCAACGTGATAGCGCAAAGGTGCAGCAGAAGCAGGGCGAGCGCATCAGTAGCTCTGAATCCAGCATTGACGACATGAAGGAAGCGGCGAAGCTTGTAGGCTTAGGCAATGTTTCATTCTGGAATGGTCCAAATGGTGGCACCGCGCTGAAGATTGGCGGATCAATGATAGTGGGGTTGATGGTGCTGGCAGGGCTAAACATGGCAACGCTGAAGGATTTCTTATGAGCTTTGATCCCGTTACTGCTGGCATTAGCGTTCTTGACACGTTCATTGGCAAGTTCGTCAAGGATAAAGACCTAGCCGCTAAATTGCTGGCTGATGCTAACTCACAGGAGATGAAAGGTGAGATTGATACGCGACTGGGACAGATTGGCATTAACCAGGTGGAGGCGGCTCATTCTAGCATATTCGTTAGCGGTTGGCGTCCTGCTGTTGGTTGGGTGTGCGTTGTGTCTCTTGGCTATCAGTTTGTATTGTCGCCGTTCATCCGCTTTATCGCAATTATCGCAATGGATACGCCGCCCACGTTTCCAGTACTGGACTCCACTCAATTGATCCCCATACTGGTCGGAATGTTAGGCTTGACAGCGGCTCGAACTTATGAGAAAGTTCAGCAGGTAGCAAGGTCGTAAGTTAAAGGGTGTGCGATGACGCGTTGAATCGTTAGTCACATGCAGGGGCGACCCTGCCACACCCACCTATATTCATGTAAGTTTTGTCAGAAGTTAAGGGTGTTTTTCCTGACAAAAATCAGCTTAAGGCAGAGGAGGGGTGAGTAATGATTGATTTAGGAGAAAGATTGTCCAAACAAATTCGCAAAGAACTCGGCATACACGACAATAGCGAGGAGCCTGTGGCTTTCTTGGTCAGAGATCTCGCGACGTTAGCTAGTCACCAACAAGCTGATATCGATCGGTTGACTAGGGAGGAGAACGCATACCGCATGGAAATTGGGGCGTTGAAGTGTGCGCTACAAGAGTTTGTCACTTCCTATGACTATTGGTTGAGCAGGAGAAGGGAGGACGGTAAGCCCTTGATTGATTTGGGCGAGAATGCCAGAGCACTATTACAAGGCGGCAAGTGCTGAGTGATAAAAAATAAAGCTTGCCAGCATCAGATTCATGTAGTAAAATCCGCTTAATCAAGTAACATTGATGGGCGGAAGCGTTGAATGTGGTATCTGATACAAACAAAGAAGCGCGATGAAATCAAAGCCCGCAACAATTTAGACAGCCAGGGATATGACACCTACTTGCCCCTCCTCAATGGCAATGTCATTTTCCCTGGCTACCTATTCGTCTCCATCCACCAAGAAGCCTTTGCACCGATTAACTCCACTAGGGGTGTGATCGGCCTAGTGCGTTTCGGTGATCAGCTTGCCATAGTGCCAGAGAAGCTTATTGAAGGCTTTAGGCAGACAGAGTGGCATCTGGCGCAAGACTATCCAGCAGGCTCAGTGGTGCAGATCACCGATGGGCCATTCAAGTACATGAAAGCGATTGTGAAGGCTCGACAGGCTGACAGGATCGTATTACTACTGAACCTGATGCACCAAGAACAGACGATCACACTTCCAATCAAATCGGTAAGTCAAGGCGCATAGATGGCAAGCATCAAACCAATTATCACCCCAAGCATCACGTCAAGTATAATCACCAGCTTCGGTGATGACGTGAATCGCTTGCTCCGCGATGCCTTGGTCGACCTTAATGCTGACGGCATAGTCTCGTCTGCGGGGGCTGTAACGCGCTGGAATAACTCAGGCAGCGGCGGATCTGCGTATGATCTGGCTACTGTAATAGGCACAGCCGCTAACCTCCGTGAACACGACAGCGGAGCTATTCTGTTGGACGGGGCGTCAGGAAGCTTTGCCAGTACTCCCAATAGTCCTGCTAATAGTATAACGGGTGACTGTATTCTTTGCGGGTATGTGAAGCCAAATGATAATACGCCTGCTGATAGAAATGCCATTATTGGTAAATGGGATGATGTAGGGGGCAACAACAGATCATACTTGTTCAATCTTGATGGCAATGTAAGTGGAACATTAGAGGTAATTCTTTCCCACGATGGGTCTGCGTCATCCGTAAAAGCCTCAAGTTTAGTTGTTCCGTATGCTGATGGTGTGGGATATTGGGCGTTTGCTGTTATTGATGTTGGCGCAAGCATTACCTTTTACACAACAGACACGCTCCCCCCCACTGCTACTTTTGCTACAGCGTATGCTGCCTCTACTCAACTTGGCAGCGTGATAACAGGCATAGCAAACTCAATTCATGATGGCCCTGCTGCTTTAGAGATAGGCTCCTATAACACTGGCACATCGGCAAGACTCAACGGACAAATCTACCGCGCTGGAATCATCGCAGGTCTGGATGCAACAGCTACCCCAGCAGTAGACTGCGACCCCCGTCAAGCAGGTAGATCTGCAACGGGTGTGGATGGGGATAGCTGGTTTGGCGCTGAGATGCTGACGCCAACATACCGCGACCCCGCCAACTGGGCAGTAATTGGTGCTGGAACAATTACTGATAATAATGATGGGACAGTAACTTTCACTGATAGCGATGCTTCCAATAATCGTCCGGTAATGTCTCCACCTCCAACTACGATAGGTGCAGGAAGCAATCAGAGAGCGACGATAACTATTAGCTGCCCTGCAAGGACTAACACAACTCAAGTAGCTTTTATTTATTCAGGGGGCACACAGAAGTCCACATTTGTGAATATAGATTGGACTGCGCTTACCGCGACGCTTGTGCCCGCTGCGGGAGTAACGTCCTCGTTGGAATACACCGTGAATGCAGATGACAGCATTAGCATTAGTTTTGAGATGACGGAGGGAGGACATTTAAATACCCTGTTCAACTATTCGGTATACCCATTTATAGGCGCGTCAGTAACAGGATCTATCGTAGTACACGGACTCGTATCTCTCCAATCCGAATGGACACTTGCAGGCGGGGCGGTCATTCAGAACTCAGGTAAGAAAGAGGCCAAAGCATACGGTGGGGTGGGTATAGAGACGACTGTTGCGCCTGCTTTGATTACTACGCCGATGACGATTTTCCTTGTTGGTAAAGCTGACGTATTGGATAGTGGTTTATTCCAAATTGGTAGATCAGACGGACTGAATGGGCCTTATGTATTGGCTGGCCCAACAACCTTTGATTTTAATGCAGGCTCTACTCGAACCGTAGCTCCATCTGACACCAACCCTCATCTTTTCACTACGCGGCACAATGGGGATGTAACCAGTAGCGGTTCGGTAAGTGGTGTCGGCATTACGACTGGTAGCATCGGCACTGAGGGATATGATTATGGAACTTTGTTTACCAACACTATAGGGAACGGAAACTTCCTCACCGGCTCCATAGGGAGACACATCATATTTGACAGAGCGTTAACAGATTTAGAAGTCGCCCTAATGCAACGCTATCTGATAGTAAACAGCAACTTATAAACACGGACATACACCATGACTAGGATCGCAACAACCGGCACCAAGACGGCCATAGATGTCCCAGAACTGAGTACAGCCAAGAACGGCAAAGGGCTGATGTTTACGGGCACGTTACCTACTACGCTAGAGGTCGGTGTGCTTGTAGAGAACACATTCGTTGCATTGACAGGTGGTGGCGTAACAGTCACGCCTTATAGCTTTTACGTGCAGAGTATACCGCCCCAAGGACTGGCGCTGAATGTCACAGGTGGTTCGCCCAACTTTGTGATCACCAGTGTCGGCAGTAATACGTAAGATGAGGATGCCAAACGCATTTGCTCAGGCGGCTTTAAAAAGCTTTGATGCGGCATTGCTGCCTAGATTTCATAAGATCACTGTAGACTCAACCGAAGGGTTTGATGTAGGTTCCTTTGTCTCATTAGGTCGGCCAAGCAGATGGCAAAGGATTAAGATGTTCTTTGGGTTGTGGCGAGAGGAGTCATACAAGATTGTGGGCACGACTGGAAACACTATTACGCTGATCTCAAATCGACCAAAGCCAAACATGGTTCAGAGAATTGTTGCGTGGAGTGTTATGCCGACATCCAGCAATGACACTGTGACCTTTAGACGTCCTGTAGATTACGTAAGCAAATCAATCCCTTAATTACAAAGTGTATCTCTCATGGCTAGTAGAGCAGGAAGCCTCAACAAGAACAAAGAAAGACTGTTAAATGCTCTTAAAAAAGAGTATGGGGAAGACTTCGAGCCAGTCATGCAGATGGCTAAAAATGCTTCACGGCTGCAAAAGATAGCCGATGATCTGTATGAGTCGAAAGACGTGTTGATTGAAGAAAGCGCTATCAGCGGTGATGTTAAGGTCACGGATAAGATTACAACAGCGGTAATCGCCCAGAGCGCATGGGGCAAGGTGGCCAAGTTCACTACGCCAGAGCTAAAGGCAATCGAGATATCTGGCGCGCTAGATGTGCACGAATTAACTCACGATGAGTGGCTTGACCAGCTTGACGCCTGATATTGCATTGCAGCGTAGGCAGAAGCTCAAAGATGATTTTGCCTTTTACGCAAAGAATGCTTTGTTTATTAGAACCAAGAGCGATGGCGTTGCTCAATTCGTGCTTAATCGCGCTCAGTCGTACATTCATGCCAAGATAGAGGAGCAGCGAGCAGAGACTGGCAAGGTTAGAGCTATCATCCTGAAGGGCCGCCAGCAAGGGTGCAGTACTTATGTTGAAGGCCGCTTTATGTGGCAGACAACGCACCGCAAAGGCGTTAGGGCTTACATACTCACCCACGAAGATGACGCATCACAAAACCTGTTCGATATGTCCAAGCGATACTATGAGCATCTGCCGGTATTCCTCAAGCCTCAGACATCAGCCAGTAACGCCAAGGAATTGTTATTCTCTAACCTTGACTCTGGTTATAAGGTAGGCACAGCAGGCAACAAGACGGTTGGCCGGTCACAGACTAACCAATACTTTCACGGTTCAGAGGTTGGCTTCTGGGCTAATGCTGCTGACCATACCAAGGGCATATTGCAGACGGTCCCAGACGCGCCAGGTACAGAAGTAATATTCGAGTCAACGGCCAACGGGGTTGGAAACTTCTTTCATATCCAATGGAAGCTGGCCGAGTCAGGACAGAGCGAGTTCATCCCTATATTCGTACCGTGGTTCTGGCAGGATGAATACCGGAAGGCTGTACCTGATGACTTCATGGCGGTTGATGAGGAAGTTGATCTACAGTCTCAGTATGGGCTTGACGATGGTCAATTGCTTTGGAGGCGTCAGAAGATATCTGAATTGTCTGCTGATGGCTCTGATGGCGTCAAGGCGTTTCGGCAAGAGTATCCAAACAACGCTGCTGAAGCATTCCAAGTGTCAGGCGATAACGGGCTGATAACCCCAGACGCCGTGATGAGGGCAAGGAAGTCAGAGGTTACTGGTTCAGGACCGTTGATTGTCGGCGTTGACCCGTCAAGGGGCGGTGACAGATTCTCCATCATCAAACGCCACGGTCGCAAGGCTTATGGCAAAATGAATTGGAGCGGCGAGCAGATTGATAAGCTAGGCAAGGCCGTAAGCAAGTGCAAGGCTGTACTGGATGAAGTATGTCCCATTGCTGGCAAGAAGCCAGACATGATGTTTGTGGACGCGGGCGGCGGCGTAGAGATTGTTGATAGACTCCACGAGCTAGGATATGAAAACGTCAAGGCTATTTACTTTGGCGCTTCTCCGTTGAATGACTTGAAGTACAAGAACAAAAGAGGCGAGATGTGGGGTGAATGTAATCTCTGGCTGAATGACGAAAACCTCGCAGTGCAGTTGCCTGATGATGACGAGATCCAGGCTGATCTATGCGCTTCGCCCTATGACCGAGACAGTCACGACAGAATCATATTGTGGAAAAAAGAGAAGATAAAGGCTAAGTATGGGTTTTCTCCTGATGATGGTGATGCTCTTGCGCTGACCTTTGCCGAGCCAGTCAAGGACAAGAAACCCCCTGTTACACTCAAATTTAAGCGAGCCGTTTAATGGAAGCAATTGACAAGTTCCGCAAGGTCATACTAGAGGACGGCGACAAGGCTGTGCTGGATGAGGCTTTGCGTCGTTTCGCCATTGTGCAGGAGCGTGAGCGGCATTCTCGTGAGCTAGCTATTGAGGACAAGATCAGCATTGAGGCAGAAGGTGGGTCATGGGCCGACTCAGGCATCAGCTACACGGCTAACAACATCTTAGGCGGTGCGGCAGACAACGCGCCAGAGCCACCGAGATACCAGATTGACCGCGTTACGCCGGTACTAGAGCAGGCACTATCAGACCAGCGCCAGAACGAGATACAGATTCAGGTGCGCGGTGTGCGCTCGTCCGGTTCCGCTGACGATACAATGAACGGCCTGATCAAGAATATCGAGGTGGTATCGGACGCCTCATACTGCTATGACAACGCGTTTGACGAGACACAGAAGTGTGGATATGGAGGCTGGCAGATAGTCACCGAATACGCTGAAGACGGCTTTGACCAAGAGGTACGCATACGCCCTATCAAGGACGCGGCTTCCTCGTTGTATTTTGGCCCGTCTGACCTGTACACCAAGGAAGATGCGCTATACGCCTTCGTGATCTGGTACGAAGACATGGAAGAGTTTCGCGCTAACTATCCAGACTCGCAGCTGGTAGACGTGCCGAATGATATGCTCACGTCACACTCGCTAATCAATAGCGAATGGTTTGACTCTGCAAGCAACACAATCCGAATGGCAGCATACTGGCGCAAGAAGCCGACCAAGCGCGAGATCGTCAAGATGACGGACGGCAGCGTGTATGACGCTGATAAGCTTGAGGCTGTGCTTGACGAACTGGCGGCTCAAAATCCTCCCATCACAATTGAGATGAACAACGGGAAAGAAATGCGGCGCATGGTAGACGCTTACAAGATTGAGCGCTTCATCATATCAGGTGCCGAGGTACTTAAAGGGCCGCAAGCATGGCCAGGCAAGTACATCCCGCTCATCCCAGAATACGGCGTAGAGACAACCATTCAAGGTCGGCAGTTAGTGCGTGGCCGAGTGCGTAAGACTAAGGACGCCGCCAGGGTGTTCAACTATGCTATCAGCGGTGCGGTCAAGCAGGCAGCGATCAGCCCGCAGGATCTGTTGTTGTTGACAGCAGAGCAGGCAGAGGGTCACGTTCCTGAGATCGAGAGCCTCAACGTATCAGATGCGGCCGCATTGCTGTACAACCACATTGATGGCCAGCCAGCGCCATTCAGAACACAGAGCCGTCAACTTGACCAAGCCTTGATTGGCATTGCTCAGATGATGGCCGAGAACATTTCAGCGACAGTCGGCGGCAGCGTCGGCAGTGGCAACGATGGCACCGCTATTGATCGTCGGTCAGGCGAAGCTATCATGCAGGGCCAAGCCGTCAACGAGAAGGGCAACGCCATCTACATGACCAACCACATTCGGTCAGTTGCCTATGGCGGCAAGGTGTTAGCTGACCTACTGCCTCGCATCAAGTCCGGTGAGTCGCAGGAGCGCATCATCAGCCCAGATGGATCCACCAAGTTCGTCGCCATCAACAAGACTGAGAAGGACGTGGCCAGCGGTAAGGATATCATCCTAAACGACCTGAGCGCCACCAAGTACGATGTCATTCCAGATGTTGGGCCAGCATACGCGAGCAAGCGCCAGCAGGCATCTGCACAGTTGCAGTCATTGTCAGAGAAGAATCAAGCCTTCGCCAATCGCCCTGACCTGATCGTCAAAGGTCTGGACTTAGGCGACGGTGGCGAGATGTATGACTCATTACGAAAAGACTTAATCATGTCTGGTGCTGTCGAACCTACCGATGAAGAACGTGAAGAGTTCAAGGTTGACGAAGTTGAGGCCATGAAGCAACAGCTAATGCCTCAGCTATTGGAGCAGCTTACACAGGACGCCAACATACGCTTGATCAATGCTAACTCAGCAGCATTGGAAGCGCAGGCGCAGGCATCATTGAGCAAGACTGAGGTTGATCAGTTGAGAGCTACAAGCGACAGCCAGTCGAACATGATGAAGGACATCACCGAGGCTTACAAGGCTATCAAGACACAGCTGGAAGGCTTTGAGATTCAGACTAGCTTAGGCTTAGGACTTAGCCGTCAAGACGAGGATAACTTGGTCACGGCCGGTGAAGTCGCAGAGAGTGCGCAGCAGGAAATTCAGCAAGGCCCTAACTCTCAACAGATTGCAGAGTATGAGCAGACTGTGCAGAGCTTTGAAGAACCGGTGAGGTTCGACTTTAACCCTGACACTGGCGGCATTGATGAGCGTTCTTGATTACAAGGGCAAGCAAATCAAGTTTCCAGATTCGATGTCGCGTGATGAGATTCAGGCGATCATCAAAGTCATGGAGTCGCCAGGCACATACGCCAAGCTCAAGAGCGACGGTGATCGCACGTCTGCCCACATGGATAAGCTCACCGAAGTGGCCAAGGCTATGGAGGCCAACGAAAGCTCTACAACCGGTTTTCTGGAGATGCTAGTCCGATGTATGGCAGAGGCGCAACAGCATCAGGCGGCTCTACTCAAGGCACTGGCACCTAGCACGACAGAGGTGATACTGAATGCACCTGAGTCAAGGCCGGTTGCTTACACGTTCACGGTGATGCGCGACAATGATGGCCAGATGACCAGCGTCGATGCCACGCCCAAAGTTGCTATCTGATGGGTGATATTTATGTAAAGCCATCGTCTGACCTCAAGCGCGTATCGGTAGCAACCGAAGTAATTGACGACGTTCATTACCCAATATACAAAGAAAGGCCGCTCGACGGTCTAATAGCTGCAAGCGCTACGGTGACTACAGCAGGTACGCGAATACAGTTGCCATCGAACGTTATACGCACCATCACAATCAAGGCCAAGGCAGCAAACAGCGGCGTCATTTACGTTGGTAGCAGCGACGTATCAGCATCAAATGGCTTCCCGCTAGCTGCCGGTGACACGATCAGCCTAGACCTTGCCAACGCTAACTGGGTGTGGATAGACAGCAGCGTGAACGGTGAAGGCTGCAACTGGATAGCGGGCACGTAGCATGTCAAAGATATCCTCAAGCACGGCAGCGATCGGCGTCAAGACAGGCGTTGCAACCCTAGACTTTGGCTCTAGTGCTGCTGACACTGGCGACATGCACACAACGACGGTGGTGACTGGCGTGCCACGCATTACTGCGACATCCATTGTTTCAGCGCAAATGCGGATAGAGGCAACGCCAGAGCACGGGATTGATGAGCTATTGATGGACCCCATTCAAGTTCGCGCTTTTGATCTTGTCGCAGGTGTGGGCTTTACCGTTGAAGGTAGGATGTTTAATGCTCGCGCCTACGGAACTTACAAAATCAATTGGACTGTATACTAGGAGTATAAAATGGCCGTATCAATCATATCAGGCGACAGTTCAGACCTTGCATCTGTTGAGCCTATCCCCAAAGCGTTGCGAGTCATTAACTTTTCGAGCGACGGGCACGAAGGCATCCATTCGTTTCCTGCAATTGTTCCAACCAACAACGCCACGCAGATAAATGAAGACGTCTTGCCCAGCCTAAATTCTGAAGAGTACAAGTTTATTTCAATTCAGCTTGTTGGTACTTGGGTGGCCACTGTCACTTTTGAGGGTTCAAACGACAACACGACATTCTACGCAATTGCGACAACAGACCCCAGCGCCAACGGTACGGGCCAAATTACAGCGACAGTCAACCGCGTTGTTAAGGTTCCCGTTCTCACTAAGTACGTCCGAGCGCGAGTTTCAGCATACACGTCTGGCACAATTTCGGCGGTTGCTTACGGCCACAGAGATGAAAACTCATCGGGCTTGATCAGTACGCTTGGCACCATTGAATTACAGGCCGAGACAACCAAAAAGATTGGTAACGTTGGCATAGCCGCCGACACTGTACTTAGCGACTATTACGTGTCAGCAGCCGGAGCAGTAGGCGTTAACTCACGCATGATTCGCGCTCAGGCTTGCACGCTCAAATCTATTGTAATGATGAACACGGTGGCGACACCGCGATATGTCAAGC